GGCCGGGTTGGTCTGATAGGTCGTGACCAATCGTTCGATGCTGACTGTGCCATCGGCGCCGACCAGGAACGTGGAGCCGCCGGTCATCAGCAGCGTCTGTCGGTCGGAGAAGACGAACCGAGACGCGGTCGGTGGCGCCACTGCCAGGATCGGAACATACTGGATCGGGACGGCCGGATCGGCGCGGATGCTGACCGCCGCGGCCGCCGTGATATCGGTCGCCAACAGCCACGTCGGTGTGATGCTGCCATTCATCGGCATGATGCACATATTCGGGTCGTTGCGCGTCAGTAGCAGCGTCGTTGCCGTGCCGAGCGTGCCGCGCATGGCCCCGAACGCCTGACCCCAGATCATGCGGTTCCAGGACCACCGGCCGGTGTTTTCGTCCAGGAACGTCTGCATCGCACCAAGCGACGTCGTGTCGTTGTAGGGGAGCGCGATGAAATCGAAGGGCATGTCGCCGAGATTGAGCAACGCCGTCGTGAGGGTCGGGTTTGTGGCCCCGCCTGTCATAGCCGTGGGGGTGAAGGTAACGCCGGCCGGGACGGACTGGCCCGCGAGCGTCCCTCCGTATGCCACGTTGATCTGGATATCGTTCCCGGCCAAGCCCTTGTTCTTGGCCGTCAGGGTGACCGTGGCAGTCGCCGCCGTGGCTGTGACGGGAAGGTAGGGATTGGCGGTAATCGCCGCAGCCGTTGCCGTCGCAAGTGCCGCAACCGCCATACCGGCAGTGACGCCGACATTGATGATTTCTTCGCCGACGTAGACCGGGAGCGTGCCGTTGGCAACCGCGGCCGCGGTAAACAGGATCGTTCCAGTCGCAGCAACACCGGCCGGATCGTCCGCCAGTGGGAGCAGGTAGACGGTGCCGAAATTGTCGGTCTTGCGGTACCGGTCTACCATCTTGCCCAGCATCGAGCCGTTGCCGGCCTTATTATTGGTGTCGGTCACGCCCATGCAGATCACGGTCTGTCCGGCGACGAACGTGCCGCCCGTAAGCTGCTGGCCGATGATCAGTGTGTTCTGCGCTTGCGTCCCGGTGTTGGCCTTTGTGGCGTCAATTTCTTCGTAGACGCCCGGGACCCGGTTACCGACCGGGTAATGCTGAAAGCCGATTGTTCCGGACATGCGTTAGGCCCCTTCGTGCGCGGGTTCGGCCGGCGCTTCGGTGATCTCGATATCGCCGTCGAGCAGCCGGCGGTGCCAGTGACCGGACGCAGGAACGCCTGGATCAGCGGCCGATGCCTGTACCTCGCGGCCTTCAGGGGGCAGCAAATCGCGGCGTTCGGGGTCCGGAATCACCAGCCCCGGCTTCGGCTTGATATACATGGCTGATCCTTACGAAGCTATCGGGGTTGATTTGATGCCGAACGTGGTCGTCGGCTCACCTGGCGGAACAACAACCTGATGACGTTCGGTCCAGACAAGATGGAACGCCATCGAAAGAGTGCCCTGCACCATATCGGCATCCGCGTGCGCTTCTAGTTTCGTTTCGACCCTATCTACCCGCTCGATCGACCCGGTAAGTCCGAGCAGTAGTGGGGACGTCAGCAGCGCATACTCAATGTCGCCGGCAAGATTTTCCATGCCGTTTTCAGCCTCGGGGCCGCTGTAGGCCTGTATCCGACCTTCAAGCGCGATGCTGCACTCCACCTCGAATAGATGCGTCCATGCGTCGAGCGATTTGCGGGTTTTTGTTTCCTGCCAACCGTAAACCAGTAAGGCCGGCAGTTCCGGTTGCTTCATCGGCCACACACGCGCCTGAAACACCCTGCCGCCCAACAATGGCAGGCCATCGAACAAGATGCTCCCGACAAGGTGGCGCTTAGCGGCGCGCGCCGTCGGGAATATCATTGCGGGAGAGCGCCCAGAACGAGCACGACATTGCCTTTGCCATCCGGTTGTTCATCCACGACTTGCCAAGTCACGTCGTCTCTGGTGACTCGATCGCCATCTTTGGGCACGAACCTTGGTGGGCAAGAGGCGAGCCGAATTCCGACGATAGTGTGCAATGCCGTAACTGGCACACCGCCGGCATCCGTCCCAACCTGGATGTATGCGCGATCGAATACGGCGTCTGTTAGCCGGAAGATTTCCGCGTCGATGGGCTGGTAGAATATGGTCTCGCCAAAGATCGCATGAAGCGGCGCGAGAACGAGAGCATCCCAATCGACCGACATGGTTACTGCTGGGAAACCGTGACGCCGCCAGTATCCTGCACTTCAGCGTGTCGCGGCAGGCCCTTGCCGTGATAGCGAGACAAGTCGAATTCGCTGATGACGAACTCTTGCCCCATCTCGACCCTGCGGCCTTCGGGATTATCATCGTCGACGATCGTGAACGCCGTTACAGCCACCAGCGTAACCTTCGGCATCTTCTCTCGCTTCGCATCGTGAGAGGCGAGAAGCGTGGAGATCGATGCACGTTCGCGGCGGCGGGCGGCTTCTCCCTCGCCCTGGAGCGCCATGATTAATTGCTCCATGGCTTCCGGCGTCATGCCGGTGGCAGAAGCGGGCGCGGGATTCGGATCGGTCTTGTCGTTCTGTGCCATATCAGATCACCGTTGCTGAGAAGGAGGCGTTAACCCGGCTCGGGATGACGATCGGGGCTGATTGCAGCATGAGCCACCGGGCGGACGGGTCAGGCGTCGTCCAGGACTTCGGCGCGTAGGGCATCGAGGGGTAGCCAAGCTCGGTGTCCATGATGGTCGCAAACGCCCGCATGCCATCGATATCCGGGCTGCCCATCAGGACAGTGCCATCTGCCATCATCGGCTTTTCGGTGTTGTCGACCGGGTCGACATACCATTCGTAGTAGAGCCAGAGGTTGTAGGGTCCCCAGTTGCCAAGGAACTGACCGCCACGCATTGCAGGGACGCCCGCGGCGGCGAAGTTCGGCTGGCCGTTGACCAGAGAGCCGACGATCGATGCGACCTTCGGATCGGCGCGGAACAGGCGCCATGCCGTCGGCGTGAAAACGATGTCAGTAGCCGCGAACCCGCAGGCTTGCAGGATTACCGCCGACCACGCATCGATATTGTCGGTCGGCGCGACGCCGGTCTGCCCCCATCGCGCAGCGCCGGTAAGCGCAACAGTATTGCCAGCAGCCCGCCCGAAGCTGATCGAGGTCAGCGGAACGCCCTCACCCTGCACGGTCAGCGTGCCGGTTGCCATTGCCTGAACCGCCATCCACTCCAAGCGGCGGTTGATCATATTCACCTGTTCGGTGATTTCGAACACCAGGTTGGCGGCCTCGCGCTGGACCGGTGTCAGTTCGGCCCCGCCGATGCGTTCGCCGATGGCGCGGCGGATCGGACGGGTTGGGTCCAGGCGCACCTTCGGTTTGATGTAGGGCGGCTTGAAAGTCGGCGTGCGCATGCCGATCACTTCAACGATCTTGCCCTCCTGGAGCGGGTTCACGAACGGGGCCAACCGGCGCTTGCCGTCGTAAACGTCGAGTGCGACGTATTCGGTCGTCGACACGTAAGACCGCGGGAAGAAGCGATCGAGGGTGAAGCTCGACGGCTCCTTCAGATTTTCGACAATCTGAACAAGCGCGACAGTATCGTAGAGGCTGATGGTCATCCGACCATACTCCTATTGTGAGAGTTGATCAGACGTTCGGAAGAGAAGGCTTGAGGTAGATCCCGGCATCACGAAGCGCATCGTGAGTATTAGCGACCGTCTGGCCGGTGCCGAAGATGACCGCATTCTGGTCGAATTCGCCCTTGACCATCACGCCGCACCCAGCGAGGTCGCCGGCAGTCGCATTGTAACTGTCCGCCAAAATGCCATACGGGATCTGGCTACCGTCAGCGGAGGCGAGAAGGGAAAGAGTCATCTTGCCGCCCGTGGTGATGCGACCAACGAGCGTGCCGCGAGCCAAGACCTGTCCAGACAACAAGGTCTGGCTTTCGGTGACGGTCTGAGTCTGGCCGGCGACCAAAGTATCCGGGCTGAAAACGTCGGTGAAGGTGCTGGGGAACTGGGGCATCTGTGCGGTCCTTTACTTTGAATCGCGGGCGGTAAGCCCCGCTGCTGCGAGGGCGAAGGCTGCGACACCCTTCGCTGTGGTCATGTCGGGGGCGGAGCCGCCAGTTGACCCAAGGCGGATATCGACCTGGCTGGCCATTCGTTCCGCAAGGGTTGTCCGGGGAGGGGCGGCGGGGGCCGTAGATGCCGTCGGCGAGACAGCGGTGGCGCAGGCATCTACAAGCCCAGCCCCCTGCGAACGCGGGACGCTGGTTTTGAGTGCGATAAACAGCGCCTGTTTGATATTTGCATCGCTCGCGGCGGAGACGATATCAGCGATACGGGCACGCTCACGCATACGGGCAGATCGGGTGCCCTTCTTGCGCATATCCTCGTCGTCCGATTTGTCGTCGCCTTCCTCGTCGTCGTCGCCGTCATCGGCACGCTTGGCTTTGGCCTTTTTGGACTCCTTGCCATCTTCGCCGTCTTCGCCATCCTCTCCGTCTTCACCGTCTTCACCGTCTTCGCCGTCCTTACCGTCCTCTCCATCCTTGCCGTCTTCGCCGTCCTTACCGTCCTCGGCTTCGGCGCGGCGGACCTTCTTTTCTTCTTCCTCGGAAGCCTTCGCGGCCTTTGGTGCGCGGCCAAGCAACGACGCAAACGAGGATGCGCCCGCCATCAGGGATTGTCTCATGTCAATACTCCAGTGGGAGAGTTAAGCGAGGCTGGCGAGCAACTCGCGGAATGCGGCGTCAGGTGCCATTACGGCGTCGGCAAGCCCTTGGGTGACGCCGTTGGCACCAAGGAATGTCCCAGCTTCAGTCTCTCGCACCTTGGCTGCTGAGATGCCTCGGTTGCGTGCTACGGTCTCGACAAACATATCACCTAGAATGTCGATATCGGCCTGGAAGCGAGCGAGCGCTTCGTCGGTCAGGGGCTTCTCGGCGACCCCATCGGTTTTGCGGGCGCCGTATTGAATGAATGTTATATTATAGCCGGCTGCTGAAAGCGCCTTGCTATAGTCCATGTGCGCCGCGACTATCCCTATACTTCCAGTCCCCCCTGTTCGGGGAACCAGGATGCGGTCGCATGCCGAAGCGATGGCATAGGCGGCCGAGTATGCATTTTCATTCAAGATTGCGTGGATCGGCTTTTGGCCTCGCGAATTGTAAATATGGTCCGTTAGGTCGAAGCAGTTTTCTACCGTCCCGCCAGGGGAGGAGATTTCCAGCACTATCGCTTTGACATCGTCCGCCGATAGCGCGGCATCAAATCCTCTTCGGATCCAATCGTAGCTTGTCCCGTCGCACCACCACGGTGCATCATTTGCCAACACACCGCTCACGGGGATGATTGCCGCACCCCCTACGAGCCCGAATTCGCGACGCCGGTCGTCGCGGCTCTCTACGATCGAAAGGCTGTATGGCGTCCGAGCCAACATCAATACTTCGTCGAGAGCTGCCCGATGAAGGGCTATCGGTTTATCAAAGAACTGCGAAGAGAGGCCGATCGGGTTCATTTTCTATCCTTGCCCTCTCGTTCTCTGGGCGTTATGCGGCCTCGGCCTGTATGTCCGATACGGGTCCGGTCGGTGATTGGTCCGCCTTACGTCTTTCGTCAGGCTGGGAGGCGACTCATGTTTCTGTCTGCCCCTGCTTCTCGTCATCCGTCAGCGTATCCAGAGACGTTTGCTGCTGCTGGCCGCCCGTTGCCTCGAACACCAAGTTCAGGCCGCGCGCTTCGATTTCGTCTTTCTCAAGCTTCAACTGATCAAGATTTTCGATCCAATCGAGACCGTCGCCATCGGCCGCCTCTTTCTCCAGCGTGGAAAGCCCCGCCGACATTTTGCCGCGAGCGCCGTCGACTTCTTTGGTGATGTCGACGTAACCGCGTCCAGGGCCAATCCAGCGGCAGCGCGAATATTCAGCCCTAGCATCCATGAACTCGGGTGCGCCGGCCGGCAGCGGCATCTCGCCGTTGTCGAACATCTCCTCCAGCAACGCGCTGGCGATCGGCGTACAAAACGAACTTCCGAAGTCGACGCGGCGACGGCTCAGCGTCTTCCAAGCCTCAAGCATTGATTGACGCGCCGAACTGTAGGTTGACCCTCGGTAGTTCCCTGACACGGTCTCGTAAGGCAGCCCCACGGCGGTCGACACGTTTCGGAGCATCGCGCCCTCAAAGGCATCGAAGGCCGAGGCTGGCCGGGTCGACGAAATGGTGTTGATCTTTTCGCCGGGAAACAGCGTCGCGAGGCGGACGTTGCCGGCATGTAGCCGCCGATCGCGATGGAAGTCGTTGCGCAGTTTCTGGTACTGCGATATTTCGTCGCGGCCCTCGTCCTCTTCGAGGGAGGCCTGGACATCCTCGTTATCGAACGGGCTTTCGATGTAAGCTCCGAAGATCGCATTGACGATCGCGGCCTGAAGTTCGACCCGGTCGTATTGAAAGAGCATCCGCATGCGGGCGAGAACCGGCGTGAAGATGCCGCCGATCGGCCGATGTTGGCCGGCCCGGTCCGCATCGAAGTGATGCACAAACATCGGCCGGCCCCATTCGGTCTCACGGGGAATTCGATCCCACGTTACCGTCTGGCCGGCGGCGAAGTAGTCGTTCCGATGGGCGCGGGTGACGTGATAAGCGACCGCAGCGCCGTCGTCGTCGATCTCGACGCCGCCCCGCATGTGCAGGGTGTCCATCTGGTTGAAGCCCGGGTTGCACATCCGGTCCGGGTCGATCAGGTGAACGCACGTCGCATATCTGGCGCGGCCAGGCTTGATTCTGTCCGGGCGGAACGGGATAGCTGCAATCGTTTCGCCTTCCACAAGGTAATGACGGAACGCCAGGCGACTGATCTGCGGGAAGCTGCGCATCCGCTCGATGTCGCACCAGCGGGAAGGGTCGTATGCCCACGCGCGCCACCCAGCTTCGTAAGCGTCACTGAATTCCTTGGCCCATTGCGCATCGAATTTCGAGCCGAACCGCAGCGACAACGCTCGATAGTCTGGGATCGAGGCCATTCGGAAGTCGGCGCCGATAACGGCATCCATGGTGCGCGTGACAGTGCCGGACGCCCACCCGTCGTTGCGAACCAAATCCCGGATGCGCGACACCGATATATCGCGGTATGGAGTCGTCTCGGTATCCGGAGATCCGAGCCACGGCATCCAGCCGGCCATCTCGGGGGACGCCTGGTCAGATGCATCATATGGCGTGACCCCGCCGCCCACCATCGCTCTCGCACGGGCAATCTGCACATCGCCACGCGTGATGGGCTTGCCGTCAGGGTAAATGATCGCAACCATCAGAACCTGACCCCGATCGCCCTACGCATACGGCGGCGGGCGAGAAGGCCGCGGCGCATCATCTCATCCTGGATCTGCGCCATGAATGCTCGAAGCGTGCCGATGTCAGGGACCGAATAGGATACTGACTTGGCGCCGTCGCCCTGCGTATAGTTGGCGGTCGTAACGCGGCCCGTGGTGTTATAGGTGACGAATGCGTTGATAGCGGCTGCGTTCCACTGCTGGAGCGTCGCGTTGTCGATTGTCGATAGATCGAACACGCGGCCTCCTTTCAGGCGTAGCGAGATGCCCTGGCGCGGTTCGTAACACCGGCAATCGCGACGCTGGCTTGGACCGCTTGCGGGAGTGAAATAGGGCCGGGAATAAATGCTGGCTGCTGGACTGTCTGTGCAGCCGGTTCGTGCGCGTCGACAGTGGGGGAGGCGCTGGGTTCGTATGGCGCGGCAACTGAGGCGGCGCGCTGGTTTAATTTTAGGCCGAAGTGTATCAGGCCACAGAGTGCGGCGTAGGAATAGACTGCCAGATCGCATGCCTCGTTCGCGCGTCCGGCAGGCAGTTCCCAAACCCGGAAGCGCTGACCATGCACAACCTTCGTTATGAGGCGTTCGGAGATCAACTGAGCGAAGAAATTTATATCCCGATCGGCCGGGTAGTGCATGTATCCAGGGCATGGCTCGTCAGGCTTTGGTTGGTCTAAATGCAAGCGAGACCGGATCAAGTCCTTGGCCGCGTTAACGCCGATGATGATTGGTCTGAACGATTGTTTGTTTCGTGCGCTTGGCTTCTTTGTCGGCCAAACCGGGGAGCGAACGCCACCACGTGCCGATTCGCCCTTGATGGCCCATATCCTGCGGCCCAAGCGCGCCTTGCTGAATTCGTAGACCTTCTCGGTATGATGGCCGCCAGAGTCGATGCATGCCGCGGATACAGCAAACGCACGTCCATCGCCTCGATACCACGTCCGCTTGAGGTAGGCATCTACTTGCGCCCACAGCCCGGGACTATCGGGATCACCTTCGATCACCTCGTGATCGATCGACCATCGCTCTTCGTTTGCACCCCATCCAACGATCTCGATTTCAACGCGATCGTCTTGCGTGTCTATGCCAGCGGTGATGACGGCGACGCCGTCAGGGACATCAGCCGCCCAGACTTCGGTGCGGGCAGCCAGCATCCGCTCGCTCATCGCCTTGTCGCCGCGATCTTCGTATGGTTCGCCCAACACCAGATTGATGAAGGTCTGCCGCGCGAGGGGATCGGATTTAACCCGCAGCCACTCGGCAACGAGTTTAGGCCATGCCGCGTTAACGAACAGGCTGTAACCAGCCCAGATATGGAATCCAGCGTGTCCCTTGAACGGGCGCGAGGCGATCCATTCTCCGCCGGCGATCATCGCCGGCTTATCGACCTCATCGATAATGCAACCGTTGTGCTTGCACACATAGTAGGCAGTCTCGGGCATGTGCTGCCCATTCTCGTCCTTGCGCCATTTTATGCCGTGCGCCGCGTCCTCGCTGCCCCATTCAAGGGGTTGCGCCTCACCGCAGTGCGGACAGGGAACATGAAATCGGCGCTTGTCGCTTTCGTCGTATCGCTTCTCTATGCGGCTCAGACCCTTCACAGTTGGGGTCGAACCGGTCACGATCTTGCGGTTCCAGAAGGTTTCGGAACGCTTGGTTCCCAGCGCGATCTGGTCACCCTCTGAACCGGCACCGCCGGCAGGGTAGCCGTCAACCTCATCAAAAAGAACCACCCGCGCGGTAATGCGGCGGAAGCCTCCTGGGCTGTTGGCGCCGACAAGCGACAGGCTGGATCCGTTCAGGAGCGTCTTTTTCAGGATCGTCTGGTTGCTGTCCTTGGACTTTGGATCGCCAGCGATAGCCGCCAGGACCGGCGTGTCCCGGAGCATCGGGGCGATCTCGGTTTTCGAATAATCTTCTGCGTCCTCTACGCGCGGCTGAACCAGCAGGATCGGCGACGGGTCCTGATGCAGATAGTACCCGACCACATGATCGAGGATCTTGGTATAGCCGACGCGGGCCGACTTCATCACGGTCACTTCGGTCACGGATGGGTCCGTAACCGAGTCCATAATTCCTTTTTGATAAGCAAAAGCTTTGAAGCGACCGGTTTGCGCAGATGTCTCCCTTGATAGGACCGCGTAGCATTCGGCCCATTCGCTCAGCGTTAGTTTGGGCGGGGGCGAAAGGTTCGCGCGTCTGGCAGCATCAAGAGCAGAGAGGAGGGCGGTCAGGCCGCGGGCATAGCGTTCAGGGGGCAGCAGTTGGGCCGTCACGGGTCAGCCCTTCCAGCGCCTCAACGATGATCGACATCAGGAAATCTTGCACCTCGGCGACCGTCTTTAGGCGATGAACTTGCGGCGCCTGCTCGGCCGGGATGGCCAGCATCTTCGTCCGAACCTGGGCAAACTGGGCGCCTACCGCCTTTGCCACGTCGGCTACGGATACGACTGCGGCGCTCTTGACGTCGTATTCGAGCTGGCGGAGCAGAGCGAGGTAGTTCTCTTTGAGCGTTTCAGCTTCGCCGATAGACATCCTCGCGCCGGCTTCCAGGACTATTCTCTCGGCCGCGGCTTCTGGCGTTTCGTTCGATCTAACCGTCGCGGCCGGTTTTGTGGGCGCGGACACTTCACTGCGGACGCTTTTACTTTTGTCCGCGCGGTGCCGAACCGCCTTGCGCCAGGGCGTTACAACGTCGGAAGGCTTTAGCGTCCCGTCAGCCAACGGGATGAGCCGCCCGCTTTCGATCCCGCGACGAACCTGCTTGTCGTCCAGATTCGACCGGCGAGCAAACTCGCGGATGGCGATACCGAGCTGCGGGATTACGGACAACTTTTAGAGCCTTGTGGCTAGGGATGCATCGAGATGCCGACATGCCCTCGATGCAAGGAGGGGTGGGAAGGACCCAAACCGGGGGTGCGTTGCTCATTTACAACGTGACATTTAGGACACATGCACTATACGCATGTTGTCCGAAGTCGTCATGCGCGTTACGCATACATCTTGCCGCCTGCCGTCACTTC